AGCTATTGCAGAATCTGGTGAAGAAGGAATGCTTCTTAAAAATCTTTTAAGTAAGGCTGGAAGTGGTGTTAAATTTACAGGGTTAGGCGTTAAAGAATTAATATCTGTCGGAGCTGGTCCAATAGGACTTGGGGTAGGAGCATTACTTGAATCCGGTCAAGCAATCCCAGAACTTGCAAAAGGAGATTGGAGACAAGCTATTCGTTCAACAACATTAGGATTTCTTCCAGAATCTATTGTTGGATCTAGAAGAACTGATCTTTTAAAAATGGCAAAAACTGATGAAGAAAAAAATGCAACAAATTTATTATTTGATTATCAAGATAAAGTAGATGAAGCAAATAGAATACAGGGTCAAATAGAAGCTTTAAAAAACCCAGAGTTTACAAGCGTTGAAGGATATGAATCAGATCCTGGAATGAAGATAAAACAACTTGAAGGTCAATTAAAAGATTTAGATTCTTTTTTAAATAAAAATGAAAAAACAGTAAATAAAGTTTCTCCAACAATTAAAGTGTTAGCTGATCGATTGGTTAATTATAATGTAAGTAACGTAATTAATCCTGTTACTCAAGAACCAACTTGGTTTGGAAAAATATTTGGAACTACTTCTGTACGAGATAAGAAAAAATTATCTGAAGATATTCAAAATGAAACTTATCAAGTACCTGAGCCTGAAGAAAAAACAACACCATTTCAAGAACTTCCTATAGTAGGACCAGATGATTATATTAATGAACTTCAACAATATAATGCTGGAGGAAGAGTTGGATTTAAAGACGGAAGTGGACCTAAAATATCTAGAAGAGGATTCTTAGGATTTTTAGCTGGAGCTGCTGCGGCTCCTTTTGCTGGTAAATTAATTAAAGGAGAAAAAGCTGTTCAAGCTACAAAAGTAGCAGCTAAAGTTTTACCAAAGGTAGCAGATATGCCTGAATGGTTTAATCCACTTGTTACTAAAATAATGAAAGAAGGAGTCGACATATCTCCTAAAGCAACAAGAGTTGAAGATATAAGAACAGTTAAAAAAATAGAAGTACCTGTTGCTGGTAAAAAAGAACCGGATATAATTACAATGACTCAGTATCCAGATGGTACCATTCATATTGAAGCAAATGTTTATGGAGGTGCATTTGAGGCTCCATTTGATTTACATTATAAACCTCCTAAATCAGATATAGATTTAGAAACAGGAAAAGCTATTAATTACCCTGGAGAATTCAGTGTAATGGAAACTAGACCACGCCCTGCATATGAACCTGGGGAATGGGAATTAGAATATGAAAATATGTCTGTTAAAGATGCAATAAGTGATCTTGAAAGAGTTGAGAAAATTGCAACTGGGAAAAGAATACATCCAAAAAGAGTTGAAGAAAGAGCTGGAGCAAGAAAATTTATAGAAGAAAATCCTTATGAAGATATTGTAAACAGATATCCTGATCCTGATGTTCCTGATTGGTGGGAATATGATAAATAAACCTAAAAGACTAACATTAACAGTACCTCCTAAAAGAGGACCATGCCCACAAGGCTTGAATATTAGTTATAATACTGTTAGAACAGTGAAATCGGAGAAAACAACAAATGGCAGAAATAGAAAAACCTATTCCAACAATAAGTAATCCTTTAACTCCAGAACAAGAAACAGAACTTGTTTTGAGTGAAACTGAAGTTATGCCAACTTCACCAACAGAAGTTACTGAAAATGAAGATGGAAGTGTTGATATAAATTTTGATCCAAAAAAAGATTTAACAGGACAAACTGAATTTAGTGCAAACCTTGCTGAAGTAATAGATGAGCAAGTTCTTGGAAGATTAGGATCAGAACTTTATCAAGATTGTCAATCGTATAAAGATTCAAGAGCAGATTGGGAAAAAGCTTATACTCAAGGTTTAGATTTATTAGGATTTAAATACGAATCAAGAACAGAACCATTTCAAGGTGCATCAAGTGCAACACATCCAGTATTAGCAGAAGCAGTTACACAATTTCAAGCACAAGCTTATAAAGAATTATTACCACCTGAAGGACCAGTTAGAACACAAGTTGTTGGTGCTGTAACTCCTGAAATAGAAGATCAAGCGGATAGAGTTTCTGAATTTATGAATTATCAAATTATGGATGTAATGAAAGAATATGAACCAGAGTTTGATCAAATGTTATTTTATTTACCATTATCAGGATCTACATTTAAAAAAGTTTATTACGATGAAATACTTGGAAGAGCAGTTTCAAAATTTATTCAAGCTCAAGATATTGTTGTTCCATACACAGCAAGTTCACTTGAAGATGCAGAAGCAATTATTCATATAATTAAAATTTCAGAAAATGAATTAAGAAAACAACAAGTAGCAGGTTTTTATAGAGATATAGAATTAAAAGCATCTGATGAATTAACTCAAGATGATGATGTTAGATCTAAAGAAAGACAATTAGAAGGTGTGACTATGAGTGGTCAGACTGAAGATGTTTTCACATTATTAGAATGCCATGTTAATTTAGATTTAGAAGGTTTTGAAGATAATGATGCTTCTGGTGAGCCCACAGGAATTAAACTTCCATACATTGTAACAATTGAAGAAGGATCTAGAGAAGTTTTATCTATTAGACGTAATTATTCTGAAACAGATCCTAAAAAACAAAAAGTACAATACTTTGTGCATTTTAAATTTTTACCAGGATTTGGATTCTATGGTAATGGTTTAATTCAAATGATTGGTGGATTGTCACGTACTGCTACACAAGCTTTGAGACAATTATTAGATGCAGGAACATTATCTAATTTACCAGCGGGATTTAAACAGCGAGGAATTAGAATCAGAGATGATGCTCAATCTATTCAACCAGGTGAATGGAGGGATGTAGATGCACCAGGAGGAAATCTAAAAGATGCATTTATGACTTTACCTTATAAAGAACCTTCACAAACTTTATTAGCATTAATGGGGGTCGTGGTTCAAGCAGGTCAACGCTTTGCTTCGATAGCGGACATGCAAGTAGGGGACGGGAATCAGCAAGCAGCAGTGGGCACGACCGTGGCTTTGCTGGAGAGAGGAAGCAGAACAATGTCTGCTATTCACAAAAGAATCTATGCCTCAATGAAAGAGGAATTTAGATTATTATCAAATGTATTTAAATTATATTTACCACCAGAATATCCATATAATGTTGTAGGTGGACAAAAAAATATTAAACAAGCAGACTTTGATGACAAAGTAGATATTATTCCAATCGCAGATCCAAATATATTTTCACAAACACAAAGAATATCTATTGCACAAACAGAATTACAATTAGCAATGTCTAATCCACAAATTCATAACATGTATGAAATTTATAGAAACATGTATTCAGCATTAGGTGTAAGAGATATTGATAGTATTTTAAATAAACCAGATCAACCCACACCAAAGGACCCTGCTTTAGAACATGTAGACTCTCTTGCAGGGAAACCATTCCAAGCTTTCCCAGGACAAGATCATAGAGCACATATAACTTCTCATTTAAGTTTCATGTCTACTAATATTGCAAAAAATGCTCCTGTGGTTATGGCTGCATTAGAAAAAAATATTTTTGAACACATATCTTTGATGGGACAAGAACAAGTTGAACTTGAATTTAAAAATGAAATAGCTCAAGTAGCTCAAATGACACAAAATCCACAAGCACAACAAAATCCACAGACACAAGCAATGATACAAAACATGCAACAAAAAATTGAATCTAGAAAAGCTCAAATTATTGCTGATGCAATGGAAGAATTTATGTCAGAAGAAAATAAAATTATGTCAGTTATTGATAATGACCCAATTGCAATGTTAAGATCTAGAGAATTAGACCTTAGAGCACAAGAAAATGCGTCTAAAGACCGTGATAGTCAAGAAAGAATCAATCTTGATAAGATGAAAACTATGATGAATCAGTCTACAGATAGTCAAAAGTTACAACAAAATGAACAATTAGCTAAATTAAGAGCTAATACATCATTAGAAAAGACTGTTTTAGCAGCTAAGCTTAAAAACAATCAAAAATAAGTTTTAAAAACGCAAAAAAAGGAGTATAAAATGGTTATGAAAAAACAAAATGAAAAATTAGCAAATTCAACTAGAACTTTTACTAAAGATTCTAAGGTTAAAGTAAATACTAACCATTCAAAATACACTAATGCAGAAGGTTATCTAGTTGGTGGTGTTGATATTGAAACTACAAACCCTGCTGAAACTCAAACTCAAGAAGTTCAAGGACAGGGAAGTATTCTTCCAGAGAAAAAAAGATCAGCTAAGTGGTATTAAGCCATGTTGCCAATGCTAAATGCTATTGCTCCATTAGCTAAGATATTATTTAATACAATTGAAAAATCAGTACCTGATAAAGATTTACAAGCAAAGTTAAAAGCAGATTTACAAACACAATTACTACAATCTAATACAGCGGAATTAACAGCGGCAGCAAGAATAGTTGAAGCAGAGGCTAAAGCTGGCTGGTTCGCATCGAGCTG